TATGCCACGTATCACTGTCTCGATGAATCCCTATATGTATATCGCTAAAGATAGCGCAATTTGCTGATTTAATCATAGAGCACTTTCATCATAATAGCTATCATCCCCATCTCCAGTAGGGCCAGTATAAACAAAACCATCGGATTCCTCAATCATGTATCGTTCATATTCTCGCTCTTTATACTCGGATTCCGCCTTATGTAATCGCTTCTCTTTTTTTATTCTATTAATAAACGCTCTAAATGCAATTGTTGTAAAGTAGGAAAACGGATTATACTCTGAGTTAACGTCAAAATTTTTATTTTTTAAAGCTGCATACATTTTAATGATCGCGTCTCCAACCATATCATCTCTGTATGTATAATCTCTAAATTTAGAATTATAACTTAGCCCAGCAGCAATTTTATTAATGCACTCTCCGAGATAATTTTCAAATTTATCCGTTTCATAGAAGCTTTTTATAGCTTCTTTGAAATCTTTCGGATCTACATAATAATTTAGCTTATCAGTTTTGCTCATAGTAAAATATATATTTTGTTTTTATTTTTTCGACTCGTTTATTTGAGTAATAGAAAAAGGTATATTTTCTTTTCTATAAATTTCAACCCTCTTTTTATGATGATCTTCGCCATATTTGAGCATATCCGCTATATCTAAAATTAATAGCTTCTCCTTAGTATGATGTTTGCGCAATCCACGACCAATAGATTGAACGAGTCTAATGAATGCTTTGCCTCCGCTAGCAAAAACAATCATATGTATATTTTTTATATTAATCCCTGTAGAGAAAATAGATGACATAGCAACACAAATAACATTACTCTTTTCCTCCATTTGTTGTTTTATTTTTTCACGATCATCCACCTCGACTGATCCTTGGACAAAAAATACCTCTCGATCCGTTATAGCCGAAAGAGCTTCGAGTAAAATTTCGCCATGTCGAATATGATTCACCAATATTAGTATATTGTTATTAAAATTATGGCAAATTTTTTTAATAATATTATTTCTAAAAGAACTTTCATATAAAAAGTCAAGCTCCGCCTTATACCTCGCTGTAGTTGTAAACTCTTCATCGGTAAAAGACGTTCTAGGTTTACTATTATACTCAACTTTTATAATTTTTACCTCTGCATTTGTTAAGAACCCTTCGTCTCGAAGTTCATTTCCTCGCTTTTCGTAATATACTGGCCCTATTTTGCCCTTTATAGACCACTCATCCATTTTTTCGTCAGGAAGAGTTCCAGTAAATCCAAATTTATGAGTAGTATATATCTTTTTAATCAGCTTACCTATTTTATTTTGACCTTTTATTCGATGACACTCATCAATCACTAAAATATCTACATATTTCGCCCACTCTTGATCTTCAAACTGGCTTTGAATTATCTGATTACTCGCTATAACTACATTAACCGTTTGATCTAGTTTATATTCTGCGGTCCATCGACAAAAAGTAAAAGGAACCTTATATTCAATAAAATCTGAATATGTTTGCTGCACTAATCCCCTATCTGGAACTAATAATAGACATTTAAAATTTTTATTTTCTTTATAATATTTAAAAATATTATAGATTAAAGTCGCTATAGTTAAAGTTTTGCCTCCTCCAGTACCCAAAACACATATGCCTCTACCACCGGTTAAAGCTTTTTTTAATATTTCTTCCTGATAATAGTGAAGCTTAAGATTATTCTCTAATACACTGAGTTTACGATCAAAATTTGAATTCAAATAATCGATCATTTCATCAGTAAAGGTTATTTTTATAAGATCACTATATTCCTCAATGCACTCTACAACATCGTTAATAAGACCAGGCTCAAATTTACCAGCAGGGGTAATTGAATAAAGCTTTCTCGGCGCAAATCTCGATTGAAAAGCGGCAAATCTATTAGGGACACTAAATTTTTCTCTAATTGCATTTAAGATAGATATATCTTCGCAATTTAATATGCAGATTGAATTTTTCTTATTATAATCAATAGATACTCTCATTAAAGGGTTTCCATTTGCATCAATGCAACGATATTTTTTATATCCCATACCATAGAGGATAGGTTCTTTTCAGCTTTCTCTAAAAGCTCTACAATTAACTCTAATTCAAATAACTTTTCACTTATTTGTTTTATTTGATCACTCTTTTTCGCAATATTAAGAGATTCAGGTATACTCAATTTAGTTACTGCTCTTTCTCTTAATTCTTTTGCAATCTTTTGCTCAAGCTCATCTTTCTCCTTCTTAACCTTAAAGATATCCCGCTTATGCTGAATTAACCTCGCGGCCCAGAAGTGTCGACGAGCAGGTAAACGTCTTTGAACATTAGAGACATTCATCTCGTCAATGACGAGCTCTTGCTTTAATTCTTCTATATATTTCTCTAAAAGATTCACTGATATAATATAAATATAAATACAGTGAAGTCCAGTCTATATAGCACTATATTTAAAAATATTCTCATGGAAGATATTACAGCCGGGGATGGCGGAGCATTCGGTACCTCAATAGAGCCAATATACAATCCCTCAAGGAATATAACCTCCAGCGATACATACGCAAGAGGGGATGCAAGAAATATATTCGGAAATAGTAAATTTAAAATCCAAAGGCGCGGAAAAACACCCAATATTATTCTTAAAGGCAAAAAAAAGCGAAAAAAGTCCAGGAAACGCAGTTGATTAATTTTGCATAAAACAATAAATAAAATTGTCTGATGAGAAAGAAGGGAACCAATTTTGTCTTAGTAATTTATTAAATGGATCTCGGACATTGGAGATTTGACGGAATTGTGCCTGATGAATTTTACGGGTTTGTGTATATTATTGAAAATATTACGAATAAGCGCAAGTATATTGGTAAAAAGCAGTGTCAAACTGTAGTTAAGCTTAAGCCTCTCAAGGGAAAGCGTAATAAACGTCACGTAATTAAAGAGACTGATTGGAGATCCTACTGCGGATCAAGTGATCTGCTCTTAAAGGATATAGAACTCATCGGAAAAGAACACTTTACCTTTAAAATCGTTAAATTCTGCTATAGCAAATCTGAACTTGCGTATGAAGAAGCGAAGCTACAGTTCGATAGTGATGTTTTGCTTCGAGAGGACTATTATAACGGCATTATTAACGTTCGCATTGGCAAAATAGCAAAAAAAATGGGTTGAATTAACTATTATATCTTATAATATGCTATATTATGGGAATTGATCTTAAATTATATAATATTGAGCTAATAGATATAACAGAGGAACTTACCTATAATATTGTTAGAGAGTGGATTGATTATCTTTATGAGTTCTCTCTAATATCAAGTAGCAAGAAAATTAAAACAAACCTGTTTTATCACTTTTTTATTAAAAAAGTATGCGATTTACTTATTAATTCTTCCAATAGCACTAAAAAAATACTATTTATTACGCTCTTAAACGAGAAAAACACAAATATTACACTAAAAAATCGGATTAAACAAGCGGAATACAGTGATATCGATTTTTATAATATGATTCGCGGTCTTATTTCCAAGTTGGAGCGTAATTTTCCGTTAAAATTTGTAATTTCATCCAAAACTTTTAAAAATTATATTGATTTTTTACAAAAAAACAGTGGAAAGGTAAATTATCTCAGGTTAAAATTGGAAAAATATGACTTTACTAAGTTTACATACAGTAAAATTATTAATTTTACAAAAAAATACGATTTAACTTGGCTAACTGAGAATTATTTCAACGACTTTAAGTCAAAACTGCTTTTAATTTCTTAAATATATTAAATATGAAAAAATTCGATAGTGTTTTACGAGAGGCATATAGGTTGATTGCTGAGCAGGATATGGACCCTAACGCTATGGATCCTGCTGCCGCTCTTCCGCAAGATCTTGGAGCTGCAATGCCGACTGAGGAGCCAGTGGAAGCTGAGCCTGAGACAGAAAAATTAACCTCAGCAGCTGAGGTTAATTTGACCAAACTGTTACGTTATGCTTTATTTACCTGCTTGCCAGAAAATGAGTCGCAGGAGCTTGATGACGAGATTCCTGAAGCTGATGATATAACTAACGAAAATTCAAAAGAGGTACTCGCAACAATTACAACTGTATTGCAATCTAAGAATCCCGATATGTCTGTCATTGATGTATCATTAAAAACCGATCAAGCTACTCTTGAGGGCTTGCCTCCTGTTTAATTTATGAGTTGGAAATCCCTAGCTGAAGTATATACAGATAACATCATCCGCAAGCCTCTATCGGAGGCTAAGGTTACTCTTACTATTGACGATCAAACCCATGAGTTTGATTCGTTATCTGATAAGTATATCGAAGAGGTGGTTAGGCGAATGTACTTTTTAAACTCCGGGGTAGAAAAAAATCTTTTAACCTGGATTAATAAAGGTGATTGGGTTGGGTCGGAGGATAGAGTTCTAGAACAGTTAAATACTATACTTAGCCGGATGCAGTCAGGAAAAGATATACAGGTTTTTTCTAAAGAAGTATCCAATGATATAGCTGCAATTCTAGAATTTACTAAATCTCCCAAGTTTAATAGATTTATATTAGATCAAAATACAGATAAAGATCTATTACAGTTATTTTCTGTGCCTGGGCTAAGGCATTTAAATAAAATAGATTTTATTGCTGATTTATTTCAAATTGTTTTTCCTATTAATCAAGTTAATATTGGACCTGGAGAAGTAGCTCTTACATTATTCACTGAGGCGACTAAACAGCCTCACAAGGGAGACTTTAAAGTAGGAGATCTTAATATTGAATTTAAAGGATCGAGGGGTAGGATAGGAAAAGGAGAGGAGGAAATGAGGGTCTTTAAAACTAAAATATCTCCTCAAGTAGGAAAGGATAATATTAAGCAACATCAAATAGCGCTATTTGACAAACTTAAAGAAAATTTCATACATGAATTATCAGCTGAAAAAGTTTTCGAGTTATATAATTTCAAAGGTTATAAGCAATCTAATTTGTATAAGGTATTGCAAGGAATAGAGAATAGTAAAAATCTTGATGAATTTTACATAAAGGCAAGCAAGAATTATTTAACTGATGGAGAGGTTAAAAAACATATTAAGAAAATAGAAGACCTTATAAATCAATCGGTGCAGATTGATAGATCGCAAAAATCTAATAACCAATTTGAAAAATATGCAACCGTTTATAGTGCAGCTATAAAAGACGCAGCAAATATTTATAAATTCAAAGAAGGGGCTGAAACTCAGCAATTTAGGACCTATTTTTCGAGCCCGGAATCTGCAATATCTAGCGATGAAAAAATAGAAACGATATGTGATTACGCTATTAAAAATAATAAGGAGCTAGAAGAGCTTGTTAGAGATTATTTTATAGGGGGAAATGCTGAGGGATTAACATTGCCAGCCGAGCAAATTATTACCGCAATATCAATTGCCAATTATCATCAAAAAGAAAAATTTGATTATATTATATTCGCTGATACTGATCCTGGTACTATTAGGAGTGGTAAAATTCCGTGTAAAATAATAGGGCCGATGCAAGATGATTATACTAGTAATGTACGTTTAGCTATTGAGAATATAAATAATATTATAGTATCGCCTAACGCTGATCGTGGAGGATTTCAAGTGAATTATAAACCTACCGTTGTTCAAGGCGCTGAAGCGCAGGGAGATACCGGACAATATATGCAATCTACATATGGAGTACCATTAATTCAGCCTGGCGCTGCAACTAATGATAAAGCGCAAATAAATATACCTGTATAACATGAAGACATTTAGACAGTATTTTACACTCCTGAAAGAGGGGGGTAATCTTTTTGAAGGTACGAGACGTATTAATAAAAGTGAGGTCGTGCCTACTATTAAGCAGTTAGAGGTGATAACGGGTCTTCCTCTACTAAGCAATATGCTTGGCTCTACCGGTAAGGCTGAAACATCTGGGGATATAGATTTAGGGGTAGACGCTAATACAATAACCAAAGATGAGCTCATACAGCGATTGGTGTCGGCAGGCGCAGCATCTCAAGATATGAAGAAGACGGGGATAGAGGTTGGGTATAAAGCCCCGATTTACAAAAATAACAAAGAATTGGCCGGAGGATTTGTTCAGGTCGACTTTATGTTCCATGCTCAACTTCCATATCTGTTATGGTTTTACGCTAATAATGAAAAATTGCCTTTAAAGGGTAAAGATAGAAATATTCTTTTATCTTCAATCGCTAAAAGTAGAAATCTTACAATATCTGTTAATGGTCTTTCAAACAGAGAGACAAAACAGCTCATTACTTACGATCCGAATGAAATAGCTAAAGCAATTTTTGACAAAAATGCGACAGAGAAAGATATACATGACATTCCAAGGTTAATAAATTATTTAAAGAAAATATATAAAAACGATCTCAACGCTATTAAACAGATTGTCGCGCCAGCAGAGGAAACATCAGGGGTAGTTTATATATGATATCGTTTAAGGAGTATTTTATTTTAACCGAAGGCGCGAGAATACAGCATGCTGAGGATGTTATATTTTGGGAAGGGTCGAGAGGAGCGATGAGAGCTTTGAAAGCTCTTGATAATTTACAGAATAATTTTAAAAATGTTACTATAAAGTGGGATGGTTCCCCTGCAGTTATCTTTGGAAGAAACAATAAGGGAGAGTTTGTTTTTACAGATAAGAACGGATTTACCGCAAAGGGGTATGACGGTAAGAGTAGATCTCCAGACGAGTTAAGAGAAATGTTTTTAAATAGGAGTGGAGGTAAGAATAGAGAGAACGAGAATTATGTACAGTTTGTAGATCGAATGGCTGATGCTTTCAAAACTATACAGAGAGCAATGCCGAGAGATTATAGAGGATACATAAAGGGAGATATGCTTTATTTTAACACTCCCAGGATCTTTAACAACAATTATATGTTTGAGCCAAACATTGTTGAATACGCTGTAAGCAAAAACAGTGAATTAGGAAATCGTATCGGTAGATCTAAGATAGGAATAGTAATACATCGTAATGTTGATGAAGAGGGTAATGAGACTCCACTAACCAGTTATGATATATTACAGGGGGATGATGTTCTGATTGTCCCGCCGGTTTCTGTTGAAGAACCTCCACTCGTCAATATTAAAGAAATGAGAGAAATTCAAAATATTATTAATCAGTATCACGGTCAGATTGACAATCTGCTTAATAATGAAATTTTAAAACAAAAGCAAATTACGGACTTGCCAGATATATTTTACAAGTACACGAACTCAAAAGTAGATACCGGTCTTAATGATCTAGGGCTAGATTTTACCGAATGGCTTGAATCTTCTAATTTGACCAATCAGAAGAAAAAGAATGTATCTGAATATATAAATGAAAATCTAATTGGTTTTTCCGCGCTTTGGCAAATTGTAAATGGTATAATGAGGATAAAAGATAATATTATCGAGCAATTCGATAAAAGATCTCAAATTGTAAATCAATCGATCGAGGGCCGAGCAGGCGGTGAAGGATATGTTCTCGCTGATACCGGCGGGGATATAAAGTTAGTACCTAGAGAGCATTTCAGTAAAGCAAATAGAGCAAAAATACGATGAAAACATTTAAGCATTTTTTAATTGAACAAGCAACCAAGGGAGCAATCGCTATATACCCGGGAAGATTTCAGCCCATGTTTACTCATCATAAGCAGGTCTATGATGAGTTGGTTAGTACGTTTAAAAATAATAATGTATATATTGCTACTTCTAATGATACTAGCAATCCATTAAATTCGCCTCTTAATTTTGAACAAAAGAAGAAGGTGATGACTAAGATGTTAGGTATAAAGGATACTAAAATT